TATCAGAGAAGATTTATAGTAACAAGTAAAAAAGGAAAAACAATGAACACAGGAACAGTAAAGTGGTTCGACGCTAAAAAAGGATATGGTTTTATATCAGATAATGCGTCGGAAGATACTAAAGATTACTTTGTACATTTCTCCGAAATTCAAACAGACGGCTTTAAGACTTTAGAAGAAGGTCAAAAAGTTGAGTTTGAAATCGGTGAAGGTACAAAGGGTGCTGTTGCGAAGAATGTTAAAGCAGCAGAATAATAAATCAAATTTAGCATAAAAAGTTGGGTTGTTTTTATAACAACCCAATATTTATATTTGTCAAAGGTTATACCAATGACAATTAAATAATAATAAATAAAAATAACAATAAGGAGATAACAAATGGATATTAACGCAGTGAAAAAGAGATTAGCTCAGTTGCAAACATCGACTACTCGTTCCACAAATCTGTGGAAACCACAGCCAGGAAAAACACAAATTCGTATTCTTCCGTATAAACTAAATACAGATACTCCGTTTATTGAATTATTCTTTCATTATGATTTAGGAGGCAAATCATTTTTGTCCCCAACATCATTTGGTCGTCCAGACCCGATTGAAGAATTTGCAGATAAACTGAAACAATCTGGAAATCGTGAAGATTGGCGACTTGGAAAGAAATTGGAAGCAAAACTTAGAACTTTTGCACCAGTTGTAGTTCGTGGTGAAGAATCAGGTGGAACAAAGTTTTGGGGTTTTGGTAAAACTGTATATCAGGAACTATTATCAATAATAGCAGACCCTGATTATGGTGATATTAGTGATCCTATAAATGGTCGTGATGTTGTAGTTGAGTTTAAAACTGCAGAAGAAACCGGAGCATCGTTTCCGAAAACTACTATTCGTGTTAAACCAAATCAAACTCCAATTACCGAAGATAAAGCCGTATTAACTGATTTACTCGATAATCAAAAAGATATACGAGAAGTATATAATGAGTTAAGTTATGATGAATTGGCAGAAGCTTTAGGTGATTGGTTAAATCCAAGTGATGGTGAGGAAGAAACTACCAAAACAGATACTACTAATGTTCCAGCATCTACATTAAAAAGTGCAGTAAGTAACACTTCTAATGTAACGGATGCATTTGACGATTTGTTTAATAAGTAATTAAAAGGAGAGACAATATGTCTGTAAAGGACGAACTTGCACAAGTTCTCGCCGATAGTCTTAATAAACAATTCAAGGATACAAAGGTAGCTTATTTTCTCGATGGTTCTAATGCTACTCCAACTGATATCAAGGAATTCGTATCTACTGGTTCATCTGTATTAGACCTTGCAATTTCCAACCGTCCAAACGGTGGAGTTGCAGTTGGTCGTATTACAGAAATCAATGGATTGGAATCAAGTGGTAAATCTCTAATAGGAACTCACATTCTCGCAGAAACCCAGAAAAAGGGTGGTGTTGCAGTGTATATTGATACTGAAACATCTGTTAGTAGAGAATGGTTAGAAACTATTGGTGTTGATGTTTCAAAACTATTATATCTTCATGTGGAAACAGTAGAAGATATATTTGAATGTATTGAAAGTATCATTACCAAGATTAGAGAATCAGATAGAGAAAGACTTGTAAGTATTCTTGTAGATTCACTTGCAGGAGCATCTACCAAAGTAGAAATGGAAGCCGATTTCGAGAAAGACGGATGGGCAACGAGTAAGGCAATTATCGTTTCAAAAGCGATGAGAAAGATTACTCAAATGATTGGACGAGAACGAATAGCTCTCGTATTCACCAATCAACTCAGACAAAAACTCGGAGTAATGTTCGGTGATCCGTGGACTACTTCTGGTGGAAAAGCATTACCATTTCATTCATCAACTCGTATTCGTTTAAAGAATATGGGACAAATCAAAGTGGGAGCAAAAAATGATGTAATTGGTATGAAGTGCAGAGCACAGATTATCAAAAATCGTTTGGGGCCCCCACTTCGTCATGCTGACTTTAACTTATACTTCGATAGTGGTATTGATGATATGGGAAGTTGGCTAACGGTATTAAAAGACCACAAACTTCTAAAGATTGCAGGAGCATGGTACACTTTGGAATACAAAGGTAAAGACATTAAGTTTCAATCTAAGGATTTTGAGAAAAAATTAGAAGAAAATGATGGTCTTAAAGAATACTTGTATGATAAAATTTGTGATGTATCTATACTCAAATATAAATCAGCCGATTTAGGAATTGATGATGTAGTATATACAGACGAAGTGGTCGGTGATGGGTAATGATAGATACCTTTCTATTCTTGATGAGATAAAGAAACACGGTGGCGGTTCTGATATAACGAAGAATCCCAACGAAAAAGTACTGATAATAGATGGCTTGAATACTTTTATCAGAGTGTTTAGTGTTATACCAACTACTAATGATGATGGGATTCACATTGGTGGAATAGTTGGTTTTCTGAAATCAGTCGGTTACGCTATAAAAATGTTGGGACCCACCAGAACTATTATAGTTTTTGATGGAAAAGGCGGGTCTAACCGCCGCCGTAAACTTTATCCAGAATATAAGGCAAAACGAAGAACAAAGAAAATCCGACTCAATCGTGTAAACGATTTTGAGAATATGGATGATGAGCGTCATTCTATGATGATGCAACTATCTCGTTGCGTTGAATATCTAGAGACTCTCCCCGTTTCCATTCTTTCAGTAGATAGTGTGGAAGCAGACGATGTTATTGCCTATATCGCAAAACAACTCTTACCCAAAAGTAATCACATTATAATGTCAACTGATAAGGATTTTTTGCAGTTAGTAAGTGATAGAATTTCAGTATGGAGTCCAACAAAGAAGAAGTTGTATAAACCCGATGTAGTGAAAGAAGAATATGGGGTTACTTCAAAGAATTTGTTGATGACCAGAATTTTTGATGGTGATGTATCAGATAATATAAAGGGTGTAATGGGGATTGGTTCTAAAACCTTATTAAAGAACTTTCCAGATTTAGCAGATGAAGGAGTAACTTATACAGTAGATGAAATAGTTGATAAATGTGAACAGGGCAGTAGATTTCATAATGTAGTAAGAAAACAGAGAGATAAAATGCATCTCAACCACACGTTAATGCAGTTACAAAAGGTAGATATAAGTGGTGGTGCAAAACTTAAAATCAATAGAGTTGTAAATGGTAAAATACAAGAATTAATAAAATCAAAATTCCAAACAATGTTTATAGAAGATAGGATGTTTGGTGCATTACCTAATTTAGAAAGTTGGTTAATGTTAAATTGGACAACGCTCAATAGATTTGCGAAGATAAACAATGGGTCGTAAAAAGAAATATTATACCGAAGAAGAAAGACTCGAAGCCCAACGAAAATGGCAAATGGACCATTATGAGCGTAATAAAGCCAAGATTCTGAGGAAAGCTAAAGAACGATACAGATTAAAGAAACTCGAAGAACGAAGAAAGGAGAAAAGGAGAAACTTGTATGGGGAACAGTAAACTAATCAATGGGGATTGTTTAGAAGAACTGAAAGAAATGGATGATGATTCAGTAGATTTACTTTGTACAGATCCACCATACGGATACGGATTTATGGGTAAACATTGGGATACTTTCCAAGAAAAAAAATCTACAAAATCTCAAAAAGTAGGTTGGATGAGTCCTGGTATGACTAAATCTACATATGGTATGAAAGAGTTCTTTGTTCCTATTTGGAAAGAAGCATTACGAGTATTGAAACCAGGAGCATTCTCATTCGTTATGTCCGCACCAAGAAGTGATGTTCAGACGGTTATGGTTCAGACACTACAAGAAGTAGGATTTGATGTAAGTTTCACACCAATCTATTGGGCATACGCAACAGGTTTTCCAAAGGCATTAAATATCGGTAAGGCGGTTGATAAACGACTTAATAAAAAACGAAAAGTAGTTGGAAAGAGAGAACATCCAACACTTAAAGATAAAAGTAAAATAAGAGAACCAAAGAGTGCTGCTCACAATACAGAAACAACATGGGATAGAGAATGGGATATAACAGAACCAAAGTCAGACGAGGCTAAGAAACTTGATGGAAGTTACGCAGGATATCAACCAAAACCAGCAGTAGAAGTGGTGATTGTGGCAATGAAACCATTGGGTAAGAAAAAGGGTTATTTAGACCAAGCACTTGATAATGGAAAAGGTGTAACTTGGTTAGATGATTGTAGAATACCATTTGCAGGTATGAATGAT